CTTTATATAACTTATTTTTTAAAGGGTGATATAAAGATAGTACTTTTTGAAGATTTTGTTTTTCTTTTGGAACAAATAACGAACCGTCTTTAAATATAATGTGACCTAAAGTAGCTTCCCCTTGTTGTTCTTTTACAAATGGTGAAGATTGGTTTGTTGCATATCTTATTTCTTTTTGTTCACGAGCTTCTTTATCAAAAAATAGTAAAGCATGTTTAGAAGTATGTTTACTAGGTATTGTAAATGTTACTGGTGATCTATTAGAAGTTAATATATATGTTCTATCTTTTATTTCCCAGCTTGGTTTAGCTGGTTTTTGTACTTTTGGAGCAGCTTTAACTACTACTTCTTGCTGAGGAGCAACCTCAACTTTCTTTGCTGGTGCTTTTTTTGCAGCCATAATATAATATAATTAAATAATTTATAAGAGTAATAATTACCCCCGTCAGTTCAACGAGGGTAAGAATTACATTTGTTAGTGATTACACTCCTTTGAATAATACAAAGTTGTTAGCACCTTGTACACATAAACATCTTTCAGATAAGAAGTTTACTTCCATAGCGTCTAGATCAGATGTAGCAGCACCACCGGCAGAACCAGTTACCCATTGCTTCATTCTTCTGTCATTTGCTTGAGAAGCTCTATATCTTACGTGTAAGAAAGGACGTCTGATGTTTGTACCTAATACTTGGTCATAAACTGTAGAAGTTCCAGCTGGTACTAATACACCTTCGATTGAAGAAGGTCCAGTCATACCACCACGTGTAGAAGCGTCGTTTAAGTATTTCCAGTCAGTCTTATAGAAATCATAAGAACCTCTTCTGAATCCAGAGAAACCTAAGTTCAATGCCATTTCTTCAGAGTTTTCAAATAATCCATAAGCAGTACCACCTTGAGCACCTCCAGATATTGCAGCTAACATATCGTCAAAATCTAAAGACGTTTGTCTTTGTAAGAATAACATGTTCTCTTCAATAGCTCCTTGAGTATCTAGGTTTTTCAAGATGTCATCAAAAGTATCAAGACCCGCAGCAGCAGTAAATCCTACATTTACATTACCTCTATCTTCGATAGCAGCGAATAAACCTTGAGTACCTTTATACCCAGCAGCAGCAGCAGATCCCGCTCCAGCTACACCAGCTTTTTCTCCTTCAACTACAGACATTTCTAAGTAGTCTTCAAAACGTAATCTTGTTTCAGATTCAGCTTTTAAGTACCATAAATATCCAGATGTTCCGTCTTCAGTAGCAACTTCTACCCAACCGATTTGAGCCATATCAGATCCGTTTACAACGTATTTATTTCTGATAATGATTGGTGAGTTAGAGAATTGTGTGAAAGAAGGATCAACAGATACATACCCGTCAGCAGCTCCTGCATTAACAGTAGAGTTAGGAGTAACTGAACCTTTTCCGTATTCAGATCCAAATACAAATACTTTTACGCCTGTAGTTGCTAAAGCAGCTGTAGTTGTAGCGTTGTAAGGAGCTACTGTTAAAGCACCTGTAGTTAAGTTAGAACCAGTTACAACAGCTTTTAATTCAGCACCTAAAGCATCTATAGCTACGATAGTAGCCCCAGGAGATACAACATTAGCAACATAATCCTTAGGATCTGCTGGTGTTAAATCTACAGGTATTGTAATTGTGTTTGTTTGGTCGTTAGTACACGCTTCATAAGAAATATGTAATCTATTTTGCTCAGACCAAATTACTTGATCAGAAGTCATTGGCATTTCTGCTCCTACCATTCTTAAGAATCCAGATAATGTTCTGTTTCCGTAACGCTCTACTTCTTGTTCGTAGATCTCTGGTAAGTATTGTTGTGCGAAAGTGTCTGTTCCAGCAGCACCGTCGTTAAACTTTAGATAATTGCTATCTAAAATCTCTTGTTTTTGAGATGGTTTCAATGAACCAAATTGTGGAGTTAAACTCATTTTGTTTAATTTTGTTAGTTAAATTTTCTTGTTTTTATCTTTAATTTTGAAGAATCAGCACCAGAAATAGCTTTAACCTTTAAACCATTAATAAACACATCACCACCACTAGTTTTTCTAGGTTCTGTTGAAATGTTTTTTGATTTAACCATAACATCTCTAACAGCGTCGGCTTTGCCTTGCTCATAAAAATGTTGCGCTATCGTATCAGCGTTTCTAGCAGCATATAAAGCTTTGTGGTAACCTTTAGTGTCTTTAACTTCTCCTTTGTCATTTAGGAACGTCCCAATGAAGTTAGAAATATCAGACTGTGCTTCTGCTACCTTTTGTGGATTTTTTACACTGTACCTAAACTTACTTTCACCAACGTTGAAATCAAAACCTTTGAAATCGTCAGTTAGCAGTTCATTAGTACGTTTTAAAAATTCCGAGTGTTTTGCTTTACCAGCTTTCTGCTCTTCGTTATATCGGTTAAAAAAGTCAGTAGCTTTTTGTTGGTCTTGAGTTACGCCTGGTCTCAACTTGATCTCATCGTAATATTTACTCTTAGTTTCCTCTAAAAAGTTTCTAGCTTTTGCAACTTCTTCTTTAAATGCAAGTTTCTTCTTGCGTATGTCTCTTTGCTCGTCAATATCTTCATCATATGAAAAATCTTCTAACATTAGACTTATATCGTCACCTTCTAAATAAGGTTTCGTTTTTTTATAATATTCTTTTAATAATGTTTCGTTATCTACACTAGAGTAATCAGCGTTAAGCCTAACGTAATCACTTATGTTACCACCAGTTTCCTCCATAAAAGAAACTAGTTTTTCGATATTTTCAGGTAAAGGCTTGCCTAATACTTTTTCATCTCTTATAGCTTCTTTGTATTCAGTGGTTACTTTATCAGCCCCTTCGTTATCATCTTCACTTACTAATTGTATTGGTGAATCTACTTCTTCTTCGGACTCCCGTATTTCTTTAACCACTGCTTCGCCGTTTGAACTGTTTTCGGGTTTTTTGACAATAACATCGCTATCATCTGTCGCTTGTGTTTGAATGGCATCAGTTTCTTTTTTTATTACTACTTTTGTAACCTCTGGCTCTGTCTCAATCAAAGGTTCTTTCATGCTAACCTTAGTAACATTGTTCTCTGGTGTAGCTAATTTCTTAGGTGTCTTTCTTTTTTTTATTTTAAATTCACCCTCTTGTTTTACTGTTTGTTCTGACATAATATAATAATATAAAATTAATAAAGTTTTTTTATCTAGGGTCGAACTGTTCTAATCCGAAACCACCTAGCGAGTCAAAACCTGAAGACTCAAAATTCTTAGGTAATTCATCGTTCTGACGTTGTGCTATAAGCTCTGATTGTTGTGTAGCTTGTATTCTAGTTCTTTCGTCTTTACGATCTTCTATATCTTTTTCTTTTCCTTTTTCAGCATCAGCCCTTGCTTTAGCTAACTGAATATTGTAATTAAATTCTTCAGCCATAAGCTCTTTTTTAATTTGAGCCTCAGCTTGCATGCGTTGCATCTCGAATTGAGATTTACCTTGTTCTATCTGAAGAGTCGTCTGAGCTAATGCTTGTTGCTTTTGAACCTCAGCCATAGCAGCTTTTTCAGCGCCCTGAGCATTTGCTTGGGCTTGAGCCTGTATATTCTCCATTTGAGCTTTTCTATCAGCCTCCATCTTTTGCTTACGCTTTATTTTAAGCATTTGGTTAGCTAACTTAATATTAGATATCTGCCTTAAGTCTATAACGTCCTCAAGATCAATACCTCCAGACTGTAATGCTATTTGTATATTTCTTTCCAGTATCTGCTTTTCCTCTTCATCAGGTTCTAAATCTAAGAATATACCAAACTCGTGCATGTTTAATTTCTCCACTTGCTCTAACGTATTAACATTAAAGCTACTTATAGAATTCATTAAAGCGTTTTTAGTTAATGGGAAGTTCAACATATCAGCCGCTCTTAAACTTATATTCTCACACACTCTTACAGTTATATACATTAAGGACTGTAATATATGTTTAGTAGCTGTATTTGAAGCAGCTGCAGCTAGTTTTTGTAAACCAACTAAAGAATCCTTTGCTGGTTGACTACCATCCCTAGCCTCATTAAGTCCTGTCACGTCTCTTATCATCTGTAAATAATACTGATAAGTTTGTATAAGCGCTTGTATTTTGCTCATACCTGACGATGTTTGTAATTCTTGTATAGGTACTTTAGCTCTGTTAGGATCACCATCTTGTGTTAATGATCTACCAACTATACTACCAGTTTGGAAGTACATATTGAGAGCCTCTTGCGGATTGTAATTTGTTCCATTCCCAAGATCAACCTCAGCTAATCCGTCAACGTCTACAAATACACCATCAGGTACCATACGTGCTAATACTTGTTGTATCTTTAAGTGTGTTAGCTGTATCATATCAGCAAAACCAATAGTCTTACTAACTATACTCTCAACTCTACCTTTGTACATTCTAGGAGCAGATATAGTGTAGTTCATATTAACTTTAGTCTGATCACTGAAAGGTCTAGTCATATTCTCTGCTAGTTCCCATTTAAGCATTTTTTCGTAACCTAATATTTTAGCACCACTGTATAATACCTCTATTGATCTACTAACTCTGTTAAAGTTATCACTCTCAGGCGGGTCAAATGTGTCGTCTTTCTCTAAAGCTTTTTCTAAGCCTTGATCAGTTTGCTTTATCTTAAATACTTGATTACTATAAGTCTTATACTCGAAGTATAAAACCTGAACATTATCATTATTACTGTCCTGTCCATTAAAGTTTCTAGTCCTAGTTGAATCACCAGGGTAGCGCTGTATCTCTATAAGATCTTCGTCTGTTAAGTCTGGGAATTGTTTTTTAACCTCCTCTAACGGTACGCTCTTAACCTCTCCTACATAGTATATATCTTCGAAGTTTGGATCTTCTGTGTAAGAGTGTACTAAATTAACTGGATCTACATAGTCAACAGTAACTCCATTAGCTAGGTTAAAGTCAGTTTTACTAGCACCTATACCTAACACAACTAAATCGTAAGCTACTCTTTTCTTAACTTCTTCGTACTTGTTGTAATCTAATACATTGTTTATAAGCTCTTCTTCTGCTATTTCTATAGCTTGCTTATATGTTAGCTGCATGTGCAACTCTAGTTCTTCTTTACTTTTAGGTAATTGATCTTTAGGTGTATTAGTCCTACTTAAATCTATACCAAAATTCTGCTGAGCTTCTTGTATTAAATCCTGAGAAAAAGCATCTTCAGCTAAATCAGTGGCATGTTGTGTTCTTTCTTTTACAGCGAAAGGATCTGATGCAAATGATTTTATTTCGTAACCTTTATCTGTCATACCGTTGACAACAATATCAACAAACTTAGATAGAACAGCTACAGGTTTCCAGTCTAGGTTTAAGTAGCTTAAGTCACCGTTTATAGATAACTCATCTTTGTATTTTTGAACAGATTGTTCTCCTCTAGCGTATAATCTTAACTTATGGAAATACTGCCAATTACCAGCAAATCTACCACCAATGTTAGTCCCTCTATCACCCTTAAACCATTCGTTTTCAATAGCTCTACCTACAGCATAACCATATTCTAAGGTTTGCTTTTCTGCGTCTGGTACTACCTGACTGGGGAAAGAACTGTTCGTATTAGTATAAATCATTTATTTTATTATTTTTGAAATACTTCCGTTGTTGTCATATCGGTTAAAAGATAATTGCACTTTTTTCCTTTGTGTTTTGTATACTGGCGAATACTTATTTTTATTACAAGCCATAGCAGCAAGTCCAGAACTTATCGTAGCATCATGCTTTGTTCTATTATTTATATTAAATCTTGCCCAGTCTTCTAGTGTTCTTTGAAAATACATTTGCCCATACCCTTCACCAGTGTAACCAACGTAATCTTCTATATATGTTTCAATAGAAGCCGCGTGAGCTTGTTTAATATCCTCACTAGAGTTTGGTATACCACCTATTTCTTTTTCAGTCACTGACAATTTATTGTATGCTTTATCAGGTCTATTTATAGAGAAGTTTCTATAACCTCTTCTTTTTAAATAATATAATAACCTAGGTTTATTATTCTCTGCTAATATAGGCATACCATAGAAATGTAAAGCCATTAGTACATCTTCAAAGAATATCTCAGCTGTCTGAGGTCTAGCTATATATTCAAGGAAAAACATATTAGATGGAGCGTTGTCCATATTAAATTTAGTTAAACCATGTAAAGCTCCGTTAGATCCTCTTTTATCTACTGTACCCGATATATCATAACTATCACATCCAAAAGCACCAATATGCTCATTACCTGGATACTTAAGGCCATTTTTAACAATAACGTTGTTTTGCAAGTTCATTGATGGAACCCAAGACACATAAAACCTACCATTACTGTTTGGTCTAAATTCAACGACAGTATCTTTAACATCACCTCTCCACTGAAAACTACCTCTTGTAACTAAACTTTTATTTCTAACCTCTTCATTGTAATCTATTTGCTCGTATATCTTAGTTAGATTATATAAAGATAATTTAGCTTCGTCTCTAAAAGCATGTTTCTCAGTTCTTGGAAACTGTCTATAATATTCGTTTAAACCATCTTGATCGTTTTTTAAACCATCAACTTCATTTTCCCAATGCTCTATTACTCCTGTGGGTATTAATTCACCGGTTGGATCTTTAATCTTTTCACTTGGCGTATCGAATACAGGTATTCCATAAGCATCGATGAATCCTTCGTAATTCCATTCCATAGGTATGAACAAAGAATATAGTCCTGAGCTAGTCTGTCCGTTGCGGTTTCTCTCCCTGACGTCTGAAGCATAATATAATTTTTTAAAATTAGCACCACCTTTATCTAAAGCATTTGATGTTGAACCCATCATACACTTACCTACAATTCTTTTACCTAGTCGTAAACATGTTTTTGTAACCCTCCAGTTATTTAATATATTGTCAGGTCTTTCCCATTTACCACTTTCATCGTGTACTAATATCTTTAGTTTTTCCCCATCGTACGAGTTGTCCCCGGTGTTCTTCCAGTCGATCGTGGTATCAAGACCTTGCCTCTCCTCGGAAGCAATACCTTCGTCGAGTTTCTTACGGGTAAGTTTCGAGGCTGGGACTCTATAGGCGAGCTCCGTCTTCGGCCTGTCCATACCGTCCTGGATTGGTTTGAAGAAGAAGGGATAATTAACTGAGATGGGTACCACTTTATCAGTAAACATTTTTTTCGCATCCTGACCAGATTTTGATAAAATTCCGAACCTTGAGTCTGTGGATATTGTAGCGAGATTAACCGCTTCGCTTGATGCCATGAAAGAAAACCCTGACCGTCTGTTCTTAAGATAGCACATTCCGTAGCAACGTACATCTGATTTACAAGCTTCCCAGAATATGAAGAATAATCTGTTTGATTCTCTATAGTCTGCTGCCCCAACATCAATCTTGGACCACTGCAAGAACATATAGTGAGTGCCAGTAATATAATTAGCAACACCATTATTTTTGAACCAAAAACCTTCTTCACGTCTTTTAAACTCTTCATCAATATAGTCATACCATTTTTCTTTAAATGCGTTAGGATATTTCTCCCAGTCAAACACGCTTTTTATTTTTAATAGCTCTTTAGGATAATTTAACTTTTCCCATTTCTGCTCTGCTCTCTTGTTTGAACGCTTGTAAACTTTTTCAGGCTCAGATGGCAAACCTATAACTAGGTTTTGTATTTGTACTACTTCACCTAAAGTACCGTCTTTACTTATTATAACTATATCGTGATCAGCGTTGTAACCATAACTCCACTTTTTATGTCTGTTATTCTTTTTTACAACTGATGGCTTAATATAATCGTCTAGCGTTTTTACTAATGTCTGCTCGTAAATCATTTAGATCTCCCTTCTGCAAAACCTCTAAAAGGTTTTTCTTTAGCATTGTCAGTATCATTTATCATACTTTTCTCTTCTTCTATACGTGTTAGTATTTCAAAAGCGTCAAATATTGCTAGCTTCTTTGTAGCTGCAGCGTTCTTTAATCTATCAGCAGTTATATCATCACCTGAATCTACTATAGGTTCTTTAGCTACTTTTATTAACTCCTCAACTGCTCTTTGCCCAGCTTGGATTATACTGAGCTTGGTTTTTTTCGTGCTCATATTTAATTACAATATCTTTTGATTTCATACAATATAATAATTCATCGTTAACGACAAATTCGAATTCGCTGTTAGGTGTAAAGCCTATAACATCTCCTTCGTTTATTTTAAGAGCTTCTAAGGAACTATTACCATACTTTAGTATTCCAATATGGTTTTTATCTTTCTTTAGCTCTAACTCATCCTTATTAAGTACAGGCGCTACAAAGCATCTATTATTAAAAGGTTTCCACGAGTTATCTTTGCCATACAAATATATTTGATCTAATTGACAAAAATATTTATTATCTTTAAAGTATTTACTACTATTTACCTCTTTACCTTTTTGGTTATAGTATCTTCTAAATACATTGTGGTGAATAATAACCTCATCACCTATTTTTATGGGGGTTTTGAAGGCTATTGGCACAGATATCACTCTAGCTTTATTATTTATAAACTTGTGACTTTCTATTTTAGAATTTAAAACTAATTTCTTATCACCTATTTTTAACTCGTTGTCGTATCTCTCTCCTATTGGCTCTACAATAAAGTCATATACACTTCTCATTAATACTGAAGATCGTATTCAATGGATATTGCCATATTAGAATTAAACTTCTTCCACGGCATTACCTCATTGTTTTTTTTGATGTGTATATTATAAGAGTTATCTTCTTCGCTCAGCAGTATATAAGCTATCTTGTGACCGCCATATACTTCTTGACCTACAGAGTAATGCATTGCATCGTTCTTATAGTCTGAACCTATACTTATTTTTCTTATAATAGAACTCACTATTCAGCTACTTGAAGAGTTTTTGTTTCCTTAGCCTCTACCTTCTCAAAAGACCCATCAATTAGGTTTACAGTGATATCACCATACTGCTCTTTTAGCTCTGACTTAATTTCCTCTAGAGCTTTTGCAGCTTCAAAATGCATACCTAAGTATTCAGCTTTTTTAGACTCTAAGAAACCTATTTCAACTAATATGTTGTTGATCTTTCCTTGTGATTCTTTTACTGATTTTAATTGTTCATCTGTTAATTTTCCCATTTTATTTAATTTGATTGGTTATTTTTTATATATAGTTACACTATTTATTCTGAAATTACTTCTTCTTCTTCAATAGGTGGTTGAACTTCTGCGTTTCTTGGAAATCCATAGAATTGATGTGCTGAAGCATCTCCTGGGTAAACTTCATTACTTCCGAAGTCTAAGTCATCTGTACTCATAATATCATAAGCAACACCATCGTAATAAATTGGAGGTGTTATTTCCTTTCCATCTGGGTCATAAGTACCAGGTGTTTTTACCACCTTGCCAATATAAACAACTGCTTTTGTTCCGTTGATATACCGCATTGATGTAACACCTTCTTCTGTTACTTCTTGCCAAACGTCTTTTTGTATTAAAACGTCTTTACCTTGTTGTTCTGTATCAAATACTGTTTTATAAATATTCATAATTATATTGTTGTTAAATCTTCTAATTGTACGTCTGCTAATGCTTTTGGATAATATTTTAAACCTTTAGTGTTACCGAAGAAATCAAAACCACTTACTGATGGTATACCAAAATCAACTCTATTAAGTGTATTAGGTGGGTAAATTGCACCACTTGTATCTGTAAAAACATTTACTCCGTTTAGATATGCTTTAAAATCATTTTCTTTATAACTAAAGGCTATTTTATTAAAATTTAAAATATTTGCCGATATATTACTTTTAGTTGCTACTGTTACACCATTTACATAACAAATAACTCTCATCAAATTATCTGTATTTGAATAGCTTATTTCTACTCTATTGTCAAGTGTTCCGTCTGAAATATTTATCATTCTAAAAGTACTATCATTTGCCAAAGCTGCTATCTCAGAATACAATG